AGACCCGCCACCAAGCACGGTAGGAAGCGGAAGTTCATATCAGATGTCTCCATACCAGCACCCGCATCCTGCACTCGCCTTAAGCGCCAGTACACGAATTGATAAGGGGTGCTGTTATCAGGCGTAGGCCACACAGTAACCGCAGGAAGCTGCGGGACAAAGACTGCTGTGCCATCTGCCTGAGCAGCGGCTGTCGTGTTGTTCTGACCACGGTACACACCACCAAGGGTATTCCCTGATATATAGGTGTAGTAGATGTCTTCTGTGTTTAAACGGATAAATCCTGCACCGGCTAACCCAACCACCGAGTTAAGCGTGATCGTTGTTGCCGTGGAGGTGATGGCTCCGTCCAAGACCGCAGTCGTTGGATTAGTTTGCCCAGAAAGACGCTGAATCCAAACTTGGATTGGTCTTGCTTGGCTGAGTTTGTTTGGGATGGTTGCATACGTAGAAACACTAATACGTGTGATGGTGAGATCAGCCTGCGTAGAGGAGGTGTTCTGCCCTGTGCGGATGACATGCTCAAGCAAGTCAATGGTATCTGTAGGCAGAGCATACGTAGCCAGACCCGGAGTCAGGTTAATGATACCCTGCTCCATAGTCCACATGTTGATACCTTTGTTCTGCCACTCAATGGTCATCAGGTTCATTGACCTACGTGCTGTACGCAAGTCATAACCAGAACGCATCTCCCGCCCAGCCCTCTCCCACGCTTCCTCGGCAATCTCCGTGAAGTCCATATTGAAGAGCGTTGAGCCGGTAGTGGTCATCTAAATCCTGCCGTTTTCTTTGCAATGGTTTTTGGTTGGGCTACAAATTGTTTGCCCGCCGCCTTGCCTGCGCGTTTGGCTTTGGTTGTGGCTGCGTACTCAGATGATGATAAAGACTTGATAGCCGCTTCGGGCAAATACCGCTCCCCCGTCTTGCTCGACGGCTTGCCAGACTTAGTGCGCCATTTCTGGTCGCCCCAATCCTTAAGCGATTTTTGAGGGGCTTTCAATCTCTATATCCTCCACCAGCTTCTTTGTATTTTTTAGCTACAAGTTGAGCTTTACGAGCAGACCATTGACCAGCGCCAGTACCGTGGGTAGCCGCAGCTTTTACTTGAGACACAATTCGCTTACGCAAATCTGGCTTTGTGTAGTTACCAGCAGCATTGACTTTACCACCTTCAGCATACTGCGTGAAATCAGTGTCGTCACGGCGAGCTTTACGCTTACCGCTGGGCATTTTGCTAGGGAGCATTGCCCCCATTCCACGGCTTGCCATCATGTCAGCACTTACCGCCGTAATTCATCTTAACCATTGTGCCCTTGGTCTTGCCTTTAGTGGCACAACCATCTGCACGGCTAGACGCTGAACTTACTTTACCGCCTTTGGCGTAACCCATGTCGCTAATTTTTTTACGATCTTTAGCGTCTTTAGCATCTTGGATAGATTCTTGCATTGCGTCAAAGTTGGCTGGCTTTTCAACGCCGCGAGACTCACGCTTTATTTCGGCTGCGGCTTCGCGTTTCTTTTTTGGGGAATTATCAATTGTATTTTTAAGCGCATAAAGCCCAGCACCAGAGCCTACAGCGGCTCCAATTGGGAAAGCAAGTGGAATTGGCATACTTAACTCCTTAACAAATTTTGCCGCGAGTTTTGCCTTTAGTGGCAATACCATCGGCACGGCGAGAAGCTGAATTTACAGAACCACCGCTCTTCATGCCCTTAGCAGAAGTTTTTAGTAGTGCTTCTTCTTCAGGACGACGACCACTTCTAATATTTTTAGGATTAATAAGCCCTTCGTCGTCAAAACGAGGGCCACTTCTAATATTAGATGGATCAATAAGTTTAGGAGAACTCGACTTAGGATTTTTACGGCGTGTCAAACCTTGTTTAGCATTTAAATAATCACGCAAGTTGTCATAGCCTGATTTGGCTAATTCTTCTTTGGTAACAATGCCAGCTTTTTTAGGCTTTGGTGATGGCATAGCCGCAGGAGGTGCGCCACTATTGTCGTCTTCAGGCATAGTGCCTGAGCCGGGTTCAATAAACTCGTAGTTATTGATGTTTGGCTTCATGTTTAAACCCCTTAGCAGGCTTTGCCGCCCTTGTTCATTTTAATCATTGTGCCTTTGGTTTTACCTTTGGAGGCAACACCATCACGGCTGGAAGAAGTTTTAACCGAACCCATTTTGGATGCAGCCATACCGCCTTTTTTCATGCCATGTGCTTTAGAAGCGGGAGCCGCAGCGTGAGCTTTCAAAGAAGTAGCAATGCCACCTTTAGCCATCTTGCCTTTGCCGTCGCCAACAAAAGCAGGTTTACCGTCTTTCATAGGCATACCACCGTCAGCATATCCACCCATGTTCATCTTTTTCATGTCGCCACCTTTAAAAAATTTACGGCCTTTATCAGCCTCTGAAAAATCTTTCCCCACGGACTGTGGGACTCCTGCTTTCTTGGCGAACGATGGGTTATGAGCCACCGCTTCCATGAAATTGTGTTGCTTCTTACTTGTGCTTGGCATTACAAATACCTACCTTTTGTTTTGCCACGCTGCGCAATTCCATCACCACGACGTGAGGCAGTGTTTGCCTTAGATTTTGTCGCAGATTTAACTTTGCCACCACGTTTAAACGCATTTATATCGTCATCTGCGTAGGTGCTGAGAGCTAATTTGTCATAGCCGCCATTAGATGATGAAAAACTGCGGTCTTCCACAGGGATTTCGCCCCTGTCTTGGAAATAACCTCTAGCAGTATCTTTGGCAAGACCGGCTACAAATCCTTTAGGATCTGCTACAGCAGAAACTGTGTCTTTTGGTAAATTTAAAGCCTCTTCAAGCTTGTTTGCTAAATAACTTTTAGCAGAACTAACTGGAGTCAGAAACGGCTCAACGTCTTTGGGTATTTCATAATCCAAAGCTTTGGCTCCGGCTTTAACGCCCCTACCAAGAAGATCAAGTGCAGCAAGTCCAGCCATGATTACTCACCCTTTTTGAATAAGTTGATCAATTTTTGCTTCAAGCTTGTTAAAGCGTTGGTCAATGTGATTTGTAATTCTGTCAACTTCTGCTTGAGTAACATTATCACGAGCAACCTCCTCACGGGTTTTGTTCAACAGGATCGTGACACGAGCCAGTTCCCTGAACTTTTCATTCATCATGTAGCCAAGCAATCCCATAACCAAAGATAGGACTGCTGACCATGCGGTGTTTAAATCTAACAATTCCAAGCCCTCAAAGCTTTATTGATGCGTGAATCCGGATCGTTGGCTGTCTTGGCACTCGTTAGCTTCTTTTTCATGCCGCCCATCCTCGCACAGAAAGAGTCGCGCCGAGACCCGCCTTCGGGCTGGGGAGCCTTCAAGTTCATGCCTTGCGCTTTCGCGGAGGCTCGTCCCTTGGCGTTTAAACCGCCCTTCTCGGACTTGCCTTCTTTCCTCTGCCATGCTGGTGACTTAGCCATAGTAAATGTTCGCAGAAAGTAAGTTACTCATGCTTAAATAGATACCGTTTCTTACCAAAATTCCCTCGCCGGGAATTAGTGCAAAATTACCAAACGTATCACCTGCGCCAGTATCGTAACTAGCAAGCCACAAAGATGCGTATGCCGCCACTGTTCCGGCAACAATAGTTCCAGAGTTAATGTCTGTAACTGTAAAAGTATTTGCGTTTAAACGTGTAATTGTGTAGTTACCGTTTGTGCCGGAGGTTCCGCTTGCTGTTGCAAACGTAAGTCCGACTACGTTTCCAGTAACCAATCCGTGTGTACTCTTGGTAACAGTGATAAGAGTGCCCGCCCGCTCGTATGTAGCGGCTACCGGTGCTGTAGTTGTGTCAAAAATGTCTAGTGTTCCAGCCGTAGCTGTACCAACCATAGAGACACCTTTAAGCCTGTTGCGCCCCAAAACAACAAAACCTGAGTTGTTAAGGTGGCCCGATTTAACGTCTGTTTGCATCATAATCAATCTCCTTTAAAAAAGGGGCCGAAGCCCCTTGGGTTGATTAGGAATCTGCGAATGGTGTAGCAACAGTGCTAGAACCAATAACGTTTCCAGTCACCATGTATTTGTCAGCAGCAACTGCGACAATTTGAATCCATGTGCCAGCAACACCGCCGGTAGTTGTACCGTTCAAGTTGATGAAATCATTGGAAGAGCCGTTGGCAGTAAAGCCAACAACTGCGCCAGATGAG